GGACAACTGCGTTACGAGGGAAACGTATATTAATTGTTTCATCATTTATTGATAGTATAGAAAAGAAAATACCGATCCGAGAACATATATACGGTGTTGATTTATTTCCTGAATGCACTTTCTTATTTATTAAACCACCACAAACACAAGGTAACAATAAAAGTGATGAATGGAATATAGAACTGGCTAATTTTTATGAGAGATTAGATGAATTGCAAGGATTATATGATATTGCTCTTGTTAGTGCTGGTGGTTATGGTAATATAATTTGTAATTTTATTTATGAAATACATGGCGCGAGTGCTATCTATGTCGGTGGAGTTCTTTCTCTTTATTTTGGAGTTTATGGTCGAAGATGGTTAGAAGAACGACCATCTATGTTAAAAGCATATATCAATGAACATTGGAGCCGTCCGATAGAATCTGAACGTCCTGCTGGATATTTAGGGGTAGAGAAATCGTGTTATTGGTGAGTGCTTTGCGTTTTAAATAATTTTGTGCTTTTTTTAATTTTATTTGTTCTTTATGTGTTTCACGATATTCTTTTTTTTGTAAAAATATATGTTCTTTATTATTTTCACGAAAACTTTTTCTTTGAATTTTTATTTGTTCTTTGTGTTCATCACGATATTTTTTAAATTCTTTTTTTTTTTCATGATAGTATTCTTTCGTAGTTCTACCTGCAACATTTTTATTAATACAAGTATTAGCACGAATATGCTCTCCTTCCTTTTTATTTAATTCTATTTTATTATTGCATGGAAAATCATCAATCAATTCAATATACGCATCATCATATTTTATTATATCAAACGAAGATATATAGTGATTTTTTCCATTTAACCATTTTTTATAATCTAATTTATGTGCATAAAATCTTTTATATAAAGGTAAGCATGTTGAACCTATATATATATCATCAGTTTGATGTGTTCTTAAACTGTAAATTTTACCATTTGCATATCTATTTGGTTTCTCCATCACTTAATATCATATAATATCATTTATTTAAATGGTATTATTATTTCAATTGTCATCTTCATCATAATCACTGCTTACACTATCAGAATAATTATCACTATCTTCATTCAGTGCATAATTTATAGGATTTTCACATTCTTCACAACAAATCTTAATATTCAGTAAGTATTTGATATAATTATTTAATTCAATATAATTATTATTATCACAGTTATCACATACTATATTGATTACCATTTATATTATATGATAAAATTTAATCCATGAAACAATGAATATCAAAAATCTTCTTCTACTATGTTATTACCCCATTCTCTTTTTTTTGTATTTGGATTAGGTATTTTTTTAAACTTCTTCTTTAACGGGGATACCCCGTGAACCCCTGTTGTCGTTTGGGGGCTTAACCCCATGCTTTCTTTTGCTACCTTTCCTACTTCATCTTTAAATTTTATATCATAATGTTCTGCTACTGTTCCTAAAGCAGTTCCTCTTGTTGCCGCTAATGCTTCCTTCTTCTTTGGTCTTGCATCTATTACGACTTTAAATATTTTGCTTTGCCCCATATTATCGAGTGTATGCTTGCTAACAAATTTATTTAATGATGTCTCGGCTATTTCTCGATTACCGCCTAAAGATAATAAATACTTTCCATCATTTTCTGTTTCCATTGCATTCTTTACTGCTGTAATAAATTTTTTGTTGGTAATGCTTTTCTTTTGATCGCCATAAGTATCTTTGGTTTTATAATCACCACGAATATATTTTACACTGTTTTTATTCAAAATCAAATAATTTTTATCCGGATTGATTTCAGTCTTTGCATCTCCAAACTCTAACATTAAATCTTTATTTCTTACACCCATTTCCATCATAAGCCAATTCATTATAAAGGGTTTCCATTTCTCCTCTGCGAATAAATTATTTGTATAACTTGTTAATGCTTTTAATGACGGTAATGCAGTCTTTAAATCTACATTCTTTTCTGCAGTGTAACTTTTTACTTCTTTATGTGTATCTTTAATTGCTTGTTTAATACTATCTACATTTAAATTTAATGCTTGTTTTATTGTCATTGCTAAAGAAAGCAGATTACTTTTAATTGCCGGTGTAGCTGGTTTATCTGCTTTACCTTTTACTTCATTCACTTTATCAATGATTTCTTTATTGTCTAAACTTGATACGTCTTTATTACCGATCACTTCTTTTAATCGTTTATATAAGTTGTGGTAATTCGCTAAAGTCTTGGGAGACAAGTTGGGTTTCGCTTTTGCAATGATATCAATTTCACTCATTTTCTTTTCTATTATAACTTAATATAAAAATATTTTTAAATCAATTTTATTATATATTAAGTTATTCCTAAATTATTCCAACCAAGTAATATCATTCTTTAAATCCATTTTATAACAATAATAAAAACAATCAAAGTTACAACCACTTTTATAATTTTCAGGAACTTTACCATCGACATGTTTTTCAAAATGAATTCGTCTACGTGGTATAATAATCTGCATTTTTTTATCTATAAAATTATCACGGATAAATGAAGTGCATATTTTAGAGGAAGGCATAATAAGAATAAAAGGTTTATCTAACTTGGCTAATCTCGGCATAATTTCTTTAACAAGAGAGAATGGAGGGTTTGTTATAATAATATCGCCTAAATCATTATCAAAGAAATTGATCGGTTCGTGTATAACATTACTAAATCCTAATTCACGTAAATATTCTGCAGATTTACCATCGCCATAAAAGGCTTCCCATATTACTTTGTCTTTTGGAATAAATTGTTTTATATTATCCCATGCCGATTTAGGTGTCATATAGTCATCGTGTTTTAAAAATGTTTTAGTATGAAATCCAACCATTACTATATTAAGATATGATTATTTCTTTTTTACTTCAAAAAAATCTTTATTTGTTGGCTTACGTTCTTTTTTTATAGCATCACGTTGTTCTTTGGTTAGATCACCGCGCATCACCTTATGTTTCACAGTATCGAGATTTAATGTGGTTGTTACTGCTTCTTGCTTGGGAAGTGGTATTGTTTTAGCTCTTTGATTTAAAGCAAACATGTATATAATAACATTATATAAATTGATTTAAATATAGTGTTATTAATTATAATACGATGGAAAACGATAATAACAGATATGTTAATGGAAAAATATATTGCTTACGCTCACATCAAACTGATGATATTTATATCGGCTCTACTATACAACCTTTGTATAAAAGATTACATCAACATAAAAAAGAAAAATTACATATTTTATCTAATTATGATGATATGTATATTGAATTAATTGAAGAATATCCGTGTAAAAATAAAATGGAATTATTTAGAAAAGAAGGAGAGCATATTCGTGCTAATGATTGTGTGAATAAAAAGATTGAAGGGAGAACTAAATCAGAATATTATATTGATAATAAAGATAAAGTTTTAGAACGAAGTAAAGAATATTATATTGATAATAAAGATAAAGTTTTAGAACGAAGTAAAGAATATTATATTGATAATAAAGATAAAATTTTAGAACAAAGAAAGCAATATTGTATTGATAATAAAGATAAAATTTCAGAACAAAGAAAGCAATATCGTATTGCTAAAAAACAATCTACTTCTTCTTTTTCCCCTGTAATTCAGCCAACTCTTTAGTCTGCATTTTTAATTCGGCTTTAAGTGATTTTGGTTTCTTTTCTTTTAGAACTTTGACAAGTTTAACGTGTTCTTTTACCAATGCTTTTTTTTCTTTTCCTTCCGATCCTTTCTTGGCTTTTTTACCTGATGATCCTTTTTTGGCTTTTTTACCTGATGATCCCTTCTTGGACTTCTTACCTTTGCCTCGCATCGCACGCAACTTCGCCATACCATCTGCATCTAAAGGAGTAATGGGCATCTTATATATTATACTTTTAAAAAAAGTATTTCAAAAACTTTTTAATTGTCGTTCGGGGGCGTAACCCCGTTTAATTAATGATATTCGTATAAAAAGCTGTCGCATAACAAGTTCCATCAGGTGCGGTGGTATTACCTGCTGGAAACCCTAATGTTGCTCTTATTCCAATACCTAATGGAAATGCTAATGAATGACATTCTACTTGTTGAACTGTATCGTGATTTAATGGAAGTGTCATAACAGGCGTGTCCGCTGATGTTGGTGCTGTGGCTTTATTATATAACTTCACGTAACCAAATACCGTGCCACCAACATTCGCTAATGTGAGAGATTGTAAAGTAGAACTAACTCCTGATACTACAACACCTGTATTTCCTAAACTATTTGTTACTGCTCCTGTAGGACTGCTTTCAGTTGATATTACAACACCTGTGTTCACCATGACTTTACCTGCTTGAACTGGTAATATAAAAGGTGTATTAACCCATTGCACGCCAAATTGTTGCATTACGAAATTATATCTACCTGCGGTATAACCACTATCGGTTTGTAACGAACAAGACAATATTTCTTCTGCTGCTGCCGCCGCTAATGATTTCGTTGATGCTCCTTCATTAAATGGTAGATTAACACGATTAGCACCTGTAATTTCAGGGTGAATATCGACTGGATCTGAACCTGTATAAAGTAATTTCATTCCTGTTGTTGCTGTTGCACTTGAACTAAACACTAAACGTGATTTAAATGGTCCTGCGTTAGTTCCACTATCTGCTCTTGTATAAATAATTACAAACGGATAGGCTGGTGTCGTTACACTTGCTTGATTAATAACCGCATATACACTTGATGCTGATGCTACGGTTTGTCCTGCTGTTGTTGGGTTGCCTAATGGGTTTGATGCCGCATAAATATACCAATTGATTTTTTGTCCTCCTGTTCCTGAATTAACATAAGACCAACCGCCAACCACATTCGTGCCTTTGGTTTCATCGGCATAAATTTGAAAGGTGTTGTTTTCAGGTGTAGGAAAGAAATTGAAATTACTTTGTCTTCCATATACATCAATAGAACCTGATGAAATAACAACATTATCAGTATCACAAGTAGTAATTTTATTACTTATATTAAGAGTATTTGTGCTTGTTTCAGCAGTATTAGTTTCAATTTGTGCTGAACTTTCTACTATAAAAGAATTAGAAACATTTATGTTTTGTAAATAACCTTGTGATGTTGTATCACTTACTAAAAGATTATCACTTGTATCTATTGATAAATTAATAAATTGATTTAATGCATTTCTTCCAAGACAATATACTCCACCAATCAAATTAAATCCATCAGGTAAAGCACTTACTATATTCACATCTGATGTTGATCCGCCTCCTCCTCCGGCTGTTATTATATTACCTGATCCGTCTACGTGTATAGGAAGTTTAGCACCAATATCATCTACACCATACATTATAACATTATCTGTTTCTTGCGATAAATGTCTAATGTCTAAATGCACATAATGTGTGCTTTGCAAATATGTTGTTACTCTTGAAAAACTCATATCGACTGCTTCTAAATTGACTACTTCTATAAGATAAAACGCCGCTTTAATTGGAGTTTGAACTACTTGACGAGTATCAGCTGCAACATCTTCCGCATTGTCTTGAACTTGTGTTTGTAAATCTCTCGCACGATATTGTTTAATAATAATACGACTTGCTTGTTCACAATGAACATTAACAGAAATGCTTACTAAATCTTCAGTGCTTTCTAATTGTCCGGTAAATCTAGAAGAAGCATTTAAGGCAGTATATGTGTTATTGAATTTAGATAATTGAACCATTTATATATATTACTTTTATAAAAAGTATTACAAAAATTTGCTATACTTTTTAAAGTATTTTTATAAATACATAATATATATAATGAAACAAATAAAAATCGTATCAGATAATTATGATTCTCTTAATGGTTTAATACAAGTAAATTTCAATGAACCTATAATTGTGGTGCCTAATAGCCGTCTGGCTATGGATAAATTCAGTATGGAAGTTTCTAATGGAGTGACTGATGATTTTAATTTAGGATTTCAAACAGTATTTATTAATACAAATGTAAATACACCTAATGCAAATCAACCAAGAGGTGCTACTATTCCTGCTGGAAATTATGCTAGTATTCCTATTTTACTTAATCAATTAAATCAAAGTTTTAATTCCATTTTAAATTCTAATATGACTTATATAACTAATCCTACTCCTGATAATGGTTTATTTTTTCTTAATTGGTTAGATACAACAGTAGGTAAAACTACTGGATTTGTTACTTTAGGATATGGTTCTGCTGTTCTTGATTATACTGAAGCCAATTTAGCGTTAACTAATATGACTTTAACAGGTGATGATGCTAATTCTGTTTTAGCTATAAATGGATCTGGTGATTTTTCAACGGTTACATTAACACCTATTGTTAAAGGCGCTTTAGATTGTCGTTTTCAAATTCATTATTCAAATAATACTTCTGGGTGTAGTTTTAATTATGGTTTATTTGATACTAATACAGGAGATTTACTTTATGGTATTACTAAAATTGGAACTTCATTTTATATATCTAATAATGGTAAATCTACTCTTTCTTCTGTTGGAGATTTTATAGTTGGTCATGCTAATTACCAACATCAATTTTACGTTGAAGGTGGAGACCTCTTTTATCAAATTCTTAATGAAAATGATCTTTTGGTATTTTCTACTTCACGTAATGCTTTTGAGGGATTTAATTTTAATACATCTTATGATTTTGGTATTGGTGGAAATTGGGACGGAACTGTAGGAACTGATATTGAATTGGTTGGTTTAGGTATTATTTATCAATCTAATATTACGCAAAATACTTTTGGTATTCATTGGGATTATAGTTCATTTGCATCTCCTAAATATTTAAAACTATTTTCATTGACTGGAACTCCTCCTTTAAGAACTGTTGGATATGATTTTTCTGAAGCATCAGTTTTACAATTTGGTTTAGGATTTCAATCTACTATATTTGATGCAGGTGCTGGTGGTGCTATTACTTCTACGGCTGTCGCTGATGTTGCTCCTTCTTTTGAAGATTTTTATGATTTGGCTCTTCAGATACCATCTCTTCAATTAGAATCATATATTGGTATTACTACTGGTAGCGGTGGTCGTGTAAATAATATTTGCTATTTTTTCCCTATTTTATCAGGTGATACCAATAAAATATTTTATACTTATGAAAATAGGGAACTTGCATTTGTTCAATTATCTAATAAACAAACAGTAAATATGAATTCTATGCAATTTAGAGTTGTGTATGCTTCTACGAATCTCCCTCTTGTTGCTGATAAAGTTAGTTTCAATTTATATATTGATGAACCTCCGTCTTTGTAACAATTCCGCTTGCGATCGGATTTTTCTCTCTTAATAATATACATATTTTATATTATTAAAACGTTACAGGCATAAATTCCATAATTTTAATCTTTTTAGGTTTTTTTGCAGGATTATCGACTGGCTTTTTAGTGCGGGGTTTCATTTCTATTTCTTTTACACGGCCGTTGGTGTAAGGGTTGCTATTATATATATTTTCCATTTATATATAATATTTTTATATTTTTAAATTTTTATGATACATTATTAATTCATGCGATTTGCTTCTTTCATGTTGTTTTTTTGAATTCTTTGAATATTGTAATCCACAATCACATATTATTTTAGATAAATCTCGATGAGAACAATTAAATGTAACATTTGGAAAAGGATATGCAAGTCCTGTTTCGTATAAATTTGTTTCTTTATTTTTTCTTGAAAAATATTGTTTTTTTTCTGTTTCTTTTTTCATCTCATAACCCAAGTGTAACATTGCAAATATAAAATCTCCATTACTACAATATGCAGGTGTTCCATTTTTTGCTCTAATATTTTCTATATGATGTTTTGATCCATAACTTGAATTTGTATTCCAATATTTTTTTCCTAAAGGGCTATGTTTTTGAAAATGTTTAGGGATTTCTATTAATAATTTATTAATATTTTTAATATCAAATCTTTTATTATTTAGATAACCTTCATTATACATTTCTTTCATTTTTGATTTTTCAACATGTTTATATAAATGTTCTTCCCATATTAATCCAAAATTTACTAATTTAATTCCATCTTGAAAATTAGTTTTTTCTAAATCTGCAAGAATTTCAGCAATATTGTTTTCAGTAATTTCCATTATATATATTGTAAATATTATATTTTTAAGTTATTTAATTTAATTAATTTATAATATTTACTAAACATTTAGGAAATTAATTCAATTAAAATAAATAACTTAAAAATATAATATTTGGTATATATAAATGGAATCCCCCTTCCCAACATTAGCAATCTCTCAACAATCCTCGTTCATCGCCGAAAAAACCTTCATTGAATTAATACCAAAGCATTATGTAGAGCAATTATCACAAAACGAATGCTTAAAAGATAAATGGGATTTAACTAACTATTCTCAACAAGTTGCCTCTCAAAGTTATATCAATGAATGTGAGCAATTAAAGGCTTATCTCTCAAACTTTAATAAAAAAATTAATGGCTTTACAGTAAAATATATTAAAGCGAAACATAAATGGGGTAGAGTATTTCCTACCCGATCATTAGGCATTACTTCATTTGCAAAGAAAACTCGAAATACTTTAATTAAAGATTTATATTATGATTTTGATTTAAAAAACTGTCAGCCAGAAATTTTAAGATGTATTTGCGAAGCAAACCATATTCAATGCGATATTATTACTAAATATTGTAATGAACGAGAACAAATTATTGAAGATATTATTGTTGCAAGCGATCATAAAGTTAATAGGGATTTGGTAAAATCTTTAATTATTCGTTTATCATTTTATGGTGGTTTTGATGGTTGGTTAAAAGAAAATAGTATCGAAGATTTTCCTGAACCTGTTATTGTTAAAAAATATCGTATACAAGTTGGTATTATTGCTGAAAAATTAAAACAAGAAAATATGAAATTATTTAAAATAGCTGAAAAAAATAAAAAAGACAAAGGAGAAACAAATGTAATGGGGGCTTTTCTATCTACTTATCTCCAAGAATATGAACTTCGTATTGTCGAAAATGTTCTTAAATATTTATGTTCTGATACTTCAATATGTGCCTCTGATATTCCTAATTTTTTTATTGCTACTTATGAATTTGATGGACTAAAACTACTTAAAGAACGTGTTGATGCATTCGGAGGGATTGATAAAGTATTAGAATTAATTAATAGATTAAATAATGATTTGGGGTTTCATATTTTATGGGAAGTTAAACCTATTACAAAATTCTATGATATTGTTTTTACTGAACCTTCAAAAGAAATTAATAAAAAAATAGAAGAAGTTACTAACCAAGTTGAACAAATAAATGAATGCAATAGATTGTATGAAAATATGAAAAAAGAATGGGAAATTACACGTTGTAAAATTATTAAAACAGGCACTTATTGTGAATTAATTAATAATCAATATAACATGCGCAAAAAGCAACAATTAATAGATGCTTACGAACATCTTATTTATCATAGTTTTGAAAATGAAAAGGGAGAGATTGTCAATTTATATTTTATTCAAAAATGGATTAAAGATCCTACAATTAAAACATATAATGATGTTGGTGTTTTTCCAAATGCTAATAAATGTCCTGAAAATATTTTAAATTTATGGACACCGTTTGAAATGGAAAAATATAAAGATGAATATGAATCTGACAATGATGGGTTAACATTTATATTAAAACATTTAGAAATTTTATGTGATAATGAGAAAGTAACTTATGATTATTTTTTATTATGGGTAGCTCAAATGATACAACACCCTGAATTTAAATCTACATGTCCTATTCTTATAGGGCAAGAAGGTGGAGGTAAGGGAACTTTTATGGAATTAATGAAAGTTTTATTAGGTGATTTAAAAGTTTTAATCACTGCACGTCCTGAAAAATATGTATGGGGAGATTTTAATACTTTAATGGCCAACGCTTTTTTAGTAGGGCTAGATGAAATGAATAAAACTGTTACAACTACAGCGGTTGAATTTATTAAAAATTTAATTACTGATGTAAAAATGACTATTAATGATAAGGGACATTCTGCTTATACTATTAATTCATATCATCACTTTATGATGATGACTAACAAAGATGATGGTGGTATTGTTACAGGTAAAGGTGATCGTCGTAAATTAATGATCCGTATCTCTGATGAACTTGTTGGAAATCTCGAATATTTTAATAAATTTTATGCTTATTTGAAAAATGTTAATACTATGCGAACAGTTTATGATTATTTTAAAAATATGAAAGATGTTCCTGAAATATTACCACCACCTCCATGCACTGAATATCAGGATAATTTAAAACTATTGACTGAAGACCCAGTTCAACGTTGGTTAAAAGATTTTGTTACTAATTGTTTAAACAATAAAAAAGAATTATTAGAACTTAGTGAATATGATAATGATTGTATTTATTATGTCGAAGGTAATGATTTATTTTGTGAAATGATGGGTTCTGATACCTTTAAATTATTTTGTAAATGGAGAGATGAAAACCAAGAAAGGTATGAAACAACTCCGTTAAAATTAGGCGTGAATATTACAAATAAAAGATATGCAGGTATTACAAAAGGTAAGCATACTAACAAAGGACATTATAAAAAATATAATTTAAATGCACTCGGTAAAATCTTGGGTGTTGGTTGTTTAATAGATTTGAAAGTGACAAGTGACGAGTGACAACCTTGTTTTATGTCCGGAAGGTTATAGTATATATATATTTTTTAATTTATATATATATTATTTTTTTTTTTTAGAAAAATAAATTTAGGTTTTCAGGAGTTGGCTGAAAAACAGGTTGTCACTTGTCACTTGTCACTTTTATATATATTATTAATAATTTAATTTAAAGAAAATAATAATAATAATAGTAAGAGGATAGCAAACCGTATCCCTTATTAAGACAACAAAAATTAATAAAACCAAAGACAATATAACAGAAGCCAAACAAATACCAAATGCCTTCGCCGATCCGAGACTGCCGATCCGAGACCGCCATTATTAACTTAATATAACCTTTTTGCTATTTTCAAATGCTTTTGATTTGAAAATTTGACAAGTTTTTGATTCAATTCTAATTTTCAAATGCTTTTGATTTAATATTTTGACAAGTTTTTAATTAGGTTCTAATTTTCAAATGCTTTTGATTTAATATTTTGACAAAAATTTGAATTAGGTTTTTATCAAAGGTTCGGTTTCAATTAATGACCCAGTGCTTTCATTTCTTTTCACACCCTTCCAGCAGTCACTTTGCACGCAGTCGCCACAGAATTTCACACGGTAAATATGTAATGAAGCAACTCCGGAAATTGTCGAAACAACAAGAGCAGAAATTGATATGTAATCAATCATTTTTGTCCTTGTATATATATAATGAGTAATAAAGATTTGACTGTATTAAAAGTTAAAGATTTTTCAGGTAAAGAATTCGCTTTAGATAAAGAATTACACCCTAATTTACCACGTCACCCATTTCTCATGTTACTCTCATCAGCACCCCGGTCAGGAAAAACCGTAACTCTTTTAAATCTAATAGCAAGTAGCAATTATTATAACATTCGGGATAAAGAAGATAACCCATATTGGGACGAAATATATTGGTTAAGCCCATCGGCAGAACATGATCCCCAAGTGAAAGGAGTATTATCTAAAATGGATAATGTTCACGTCTTAAGCGACCCAAAAGATTTAGCGAATTTGCATACAATTCTTTCTACAATAATATCCGATCAAACCAAACTATTAAAAGAAAAAGAACCAATGAAAAGAATATGTTTTTTATTAGATGATATGGTTGGATTTTTAAATGAAGACTTGGCTAAAATTTGCACCCGTTATCGACATTTTGGGCTGACAATAATTGTGAGCATTCAGAAATATTCCAAAGCACCTTTGCTCTTGCGAACTTGTATCGGTCATTTTATTACATTTAAACAAAATAACGGACGTGAAAGGGAGAGAATTACAGATGAATTAGGCGAAGCATTTATGCCGCCAAAAGAGTTTGAGCAAATATTAGAAACGGTTACAGAGCAGAAATATCAATTCCTTTATTTAAATATGGAGAAGCTGTGTATGTATCGCAATTTCGATACATTGCTTTATGATGCATCTTAAAATATTTATATATTATATGTTAGCGTTTGCTGTAGGAATGTTTGTAATGTGGATTATAACAGAAGTATTCCCTCCACCGCCACCGCCTAAAATAGATTATTTATTCTCTCCTTAAATATAATCTCTTTTCATTATAAATGTATAAGTTCATTTCATTAGTCAAAAGCACTGATAAAACACATAAATATGAAGTAACCCTTTATAACGAAGAAACGAAAAGAAATAAGACGATCAAGTTCGGAAAATCAGGAATGAATGATTATACTTTACTTTATGAAAAAGATAAAGCGGAGGCAAATAAACATAAAGAAAACTATTTAAAGAGACATGAGGCCCGAGAAGATTGGACGAAAACTGGTTTAGGCACATCAGGATTTTGGGCGAGACATTTATTATGGAATAAACCGACAATAGAAGCATCACTAAAAAATATTAAATCTGTATATAAATTATAGATATGGGTTTTTTCACAACTATTCAAAATTCTCAAGCATATTTACAATCGGCGTTAAATAGTGCTTCATCACAAGATGATTTGGAAACACAAAGCATGGAAGCGGAACAGTCATTACAGAATGAAGATAACATTGCAGCACAGGCATTAAAATCAGCAGGTATGTCTGATCTATTTCTTGGTGCACCAGTTGCTTTACGTGGATTAATAGAAGCGCCAGCAGTATACGGACGAGCAAAAGAAGCATATGCTGGTTTAAAAGATACTTATTATAAAATAAAATCTAAAGCAGAAGAATTACATAATTTAGTAACAACTGCCCCTGAAAAGTTAAAAGCACTACGAGAAGCAAATGCAGGTGAAGGATTAAGCCCTGAAGATTTACAGGCCAAAGTTGTAGAATTATTTGGAGAGAAAATAAGTAATTCAGCCGTAGGCAAAAGTATTATTGAAAATCTTGGTAAATTTAAAGAAGCACACGGAAAATTAAAAGAAGCTGCATTAGACCATTACGAAGCAGGTAAAGGATTATTAGCCAAAGCAGAAGAGCATGTAGCCAATGTTAAAAGCATGGCTGAAAAACCATTAGAATCATTATCAAGTTCTGATTTAGGACAAGCATTGCGATCAAGTGATATAGTAAATCAAATACATGGAGCAGTGACAGAAGGTGCTAAACAATTTACATCAGCATTACCATCGACAGAAGAATTATCTGCAAGATTAGAAGCAATAAAATCCAAAGTAGAACCAACTATGGAAGCAGTAACATCAGAAATACCCAAATCATTTGAAGGATTAAATAAAAAAATCCCTTATACATTTGAAGAATTAGCCAAAAGTGGTAAAAAGGCAATTGCTTCTCGGTTACCTGAAATGACCCCATTAGAAGGATTGCGAACAGCAGGCGAAACAACATTGAAACGAACTGTTTTAGAACCATTTATGGAAAAAGTTAGTTCTTTAAAAACATCTGTGACTGATCGGATAAAAGCATTAAAATCACAACAAGAAGAAATAACAAGTAAATTATTGACAGGAGATGTTCCTGAAGAATTAAAAAGTAAATTAGAAGCACAACTCACATCAATAAAAGGTAAAATATTAGGTGAACAAGGTAATATTAGCACATCTAATAGATTAGCATCATTGAGTGAAGCAGAGCCTAAAATGGTAAGTGCTGCGAAAGGTGAAGTAGATTTAGTTGAACCAAAAATAGCAAGTGCAAGAAATAAAGCATTTGAAAGAATTGCTCCTAAACCAGAGTCATCATTTGAAAGTTTAGCGAAAAAAGGTCTTGGTGAAACAGAAGGAATATCATCATATTATGCAAAAGCCAAGAATTATTTAAGCACCTTAAAAGAAAGTTCACCGGGAAAAATATTAGGTGGAACATTAGGAGCAGGTTTAGAAGGAGTAAATGTAGCTGCAGGTGTTGAAAGTGCAAGGCAATTAGCCGAAGGACATTTAAGTGCAATGAATGTATTGCAAACATCTCAATTAAAAAATGCACCAGAAGCACTTAAAGGAGCAGTATCGACTATTGGTGAAGGCATTAAAGCCACCGGACAAAAAGGAGTAAATTTTGTTGAAGGTGCTACTAATACATTAAAAGAATATGCTGATAAAGCACGAAGTAGTGTTAGTGATACTATGGATCTACTGAAATCACATATTGCAGAAAGTGGAGCGGAAGATGTAGCAAAAGGTATTGCAGAAAAAGGTTTAGGCAGTTTTCTTGGTGAGGCAGTATTAGGAAGTATACCGGTTGTAGGAGAGATTGCAGATATTGGATTGGGAATTGGATCAGTAGTTGAAGCCATTAAAGATATAGGACATAAAGCACCAGTTGCACCAGCTGCCCCATCAATAGTTGAAGGAACACAAGTTTCGAGACAGGCTGGAATTTATTGAGCAATTCCGCTTGTAGTCGGTTTTTGTTTAACTTTTTTTAAAAAGTTTTTTAGAGAGATTATTAATTATAAATCATTTTTTTATAATTATATATTATATAACGATGGAGCAGATTACTACTCGTAAAATATTGTCAAACGTCCAACAGGTATTTAAACCCTCTTACAATCGTGTCACTTGGGAGTTGTCGCCAGTTACTGGTATGGCTGTAGATTTTACTAAATCATATTTTTGCTTCCGTATGTATTTGACGCATAAAGTTGATGGATCACGTTTAACAGCGGCAGAATATCGTGATTTATTAAGCAAAAATCTTATGATTGAATTAGGACAGAATGGTTTTAGTTATCCTGCTGCGGCTCTTTTGAAAGTTGCTCGTCTTTATTCTCGTAACAACACTGGTTCTCCTTTAGAGGAAATTCTGTATCAAAATGTGTGGGCGGCTACAATGCATCAATTGACTGAAGATTTTGAATGTATTGCCGGAAACACTCTATCAAGCGGAACGGCTGTTTCATTTAATAGCAGTGGTTCTTTAGCAGCACAAATCAGTTCATTGATGTATTCTACTATAGTGCCTGATAGTGATGCACAGTTGCCCGTTGAAATCCATATTCCTTTATCAGATATTTTCGGTATTTGCAAGAATTCTCATTTTGATATGTCTCTTACTGGAGGCCTCATAATGCAGATTGAACTCGAAGATGTAAAGAATTTGTTCCAAACCCGATCCATTGGTGTCCCAGTTTCTATGCCCCCTCTTTGGGACGCATCTGGAAATGGTATACCAGCACAGCCTGAATTATCTCCTTTTACTTTTCTCCCTGATGGACAAGGTGATACTCTAATGCCTTCATATCAATTTGCTAAACAAACTTATGATGTTTCGGGTAATGCTTTATTGATTGCTCCTAATGGTTATCATTATGAATTAGGATCTACTTTGCAACAAGTAGAAGGTAAAAATTGCTTGTGGGATTTAAGTGATATTTTTTCTCCACAACAATCTATTTATTTACAAGGATTATGGACGGCACAACAAATGACAGATGCTAAATTCGTTGTAGGAAATGTAGTAAAATTGAATTTTCGTTTATCGTATCCAGGTGAAAAATTGAGAAGTAAAATGATTGAAATGTATGATACAATTTCAGCAGTCAATCCATCTCAAACATTAGGACAACCACTCATTACATTAGGAAAAACTTATCAAGCACCGATGGGTATTAATTCAAGCACTACTACTGATGTTTATTTAGAATCAATTGATGTATATGAAGCACCACAAAGCAATGGAGGAGAACCTCCTGTTGAAATTCGAAGTAATACTTTTGGAGCAATGATAATCGGTGGGGTTTCATCTACTCCTGAAGCAGGTATAACTCCAATTGAAGATTTTTATCAATATAATACTTTAAGTGTCGCACAAGTTGAATTTCAAGAATTGGTTGATACTGGTGTAGTTGTAGTTGATGGTGACGGAAACTGGACTGGAAGTGGTCCATTTAGATTGACAATGCAACCAGTTGTAAGTGGTATACCAGCACAGCCTTGGATTGATGAATTTACTAACCCAGATATTCCAACCCAGCGTCACATTTATACTAATCAAGGCAAACCTCTTGCGGTTCAAGGAACAGACACACAAATTTTATCTGTTAGTGCGGAAGATAGTAGTGGAAACAGAATTCTTCAATTTAAAGATTTAGGTTTTGCGAATAATAATAGTATTCAAAATGCTACATTGCGAAAAGATACAGTAGGTTATCATGCTCAAATTCTTCCTCCTTCTGGATCATATACATATCCAGGTGGAAACCCTTCCGCATATAATTTAGCATGGTTAATTATCATTTCACAATCACGTAATAAAAATTCTCTTGGCCTATTGCATACTGATAATTATAGTTTTGAATTGGATAAATGTGAGGTTGTTTTGGTTGAAATGACTTTAGACCCATCTATCCCTCAAAATTTGACGTATGAAACTCTACGTGTAGAAGTAGCTACAATTGAGACGAACATTATCGATATTTATAATAGGCAGTTCACAGTCAATGAGCCGTCAGTATTTAATTGTTGGTTGATGACACCGCAGTATAGTAATAGCGAACGACTTGGTCTTGGTGCGGGAACTGATGCATCGGGAAATCATTACTGGTTTGAACACCCTGAATGTTTAGTATCATATGCTCGTAATACACAGCAATATCGGTGGGCATATAATAATATTCAGAATACTAACCGAGACATTGAAGTGCAGACTAATACCAGTAAGTATCCTTCATCTCTCCACTTGGAAAAACTCATGGATACATTTAGCAATACTACTACTAAACCTAAAAACTTTAGCGGTATTTTGACAGTGCCTCGCACAGCGTGTGATCCAGTGGTTTGCTTTCCTCTTCGTATTTATGAAGCGATTGATCCTACTAGTGTATACCAGCGCGAGGGTGGTTTTACCGTGCAAATTGCTCTCTACGGTGACAGCACACATGATAAGAATATAATTTCTGGTCCTATCTTTCTTTTTAAGCAGATGCTGAAGACTATTCAGGGTTAATCTACGGGGACACCCCGTCAGCCCCGCACAGCATAAGCGGAGCATAATTATTAAGCCACGTATATCGCCGTTCGGGGGCATGACCCCGTCTTAATATTAAAATGATTTTGTTATAATTTAGTTATATTTTATATATATTTGTTATATATATAAGAATGGAAAAACTAAGTAAGGAAGATTTAATCAAGGCTTTAGCGATGGCGGCAAAACCAGTGAAGCCCCGTAAAAAGGCAGAGCGTAATGCAGAGCAGCAGAAAGAACTCACCGAGAGATTAGCCAAAATGCGCGAAACATCATTAGCTAATCGTATAAAAAAAGCGGAAGCAAAAAAAGCCGTGCCTGAAGCATCACCGGCAAAATCCAAAATAGAAACGGCATTGCATTTAGCAAAAGGAGAAACGGATCATAAGGAAGATATTTTTGAAAAGAAATATAGTAGTGCATTTGAAAAGATGACCGATAGTTTAGGCCGATTAGAAAGTCATTTCTCGGATATTAAGCAGATGAAAATTAGTAAAGCGGAGCAACGTAAACAGGAAGCAGAAGCAAAAGCAAAACCAGTAGAAACTCCAAAATCAAATCCCATAGAATTAGAAATAATCTCTCCAATAATAAAACCGCAACCCCAACAAGCACACTACCAAGCACCATATCAAGCACCATATCAAGCACCATATCAAGCACCGACACAACCTCCGATACAGTCACAACCTCTAGAAACACCAAGACCTTTTAGATTTAATGATTTTAATAAAATGTCTTTTGGAAAAAAGAAATAAAATATTATATATATTTTTTTACAACCTATATATATATAAAGATGGTAATGTTTTATAACTCCGCACAACCGAGCAACATAAAAGCGTCATATGGACAATATGATCAGGTTGATTTTACGTGCAAACCTTCCAAAGGCAGAGCAGTTCAGGCGAATTCTTTTCGTTTTAATGGTAATTTGCAAGTTTTCAAAAAAACAACTAAAAGCCCAACCGTTGCAATTCCTGTAACTCCGGAAGATATGGTTTTTATGAATCCATTTATAGGTGTTCATGGTATTATTAAGAATATTTCGTCAATTGCGAACGATCGTATTCTCGAAAACATCAGTTTTTATCCTCGTTTAGTTGGTATGAAAACACAAGCCGAAAACAGTTTAGAAGAATTAACTTCCTCGTCATATCATACTCCTGAATTAAAAGGTCTGCAGAACAATGTTTTATTAGGAGCATACACAGGAACAGAAGGTATCCCTTTTAGCATGAAACCAGTTATTGCTCTTAACCGAAGCAGTGCGGATTTAGGTCAATCCAAATTCAATCAAATGAAAATCCTAATGACACTTGGTGCCGCATTAGAAGCATTTTATTGTTCCAAGCCTATGCCGTTGCCTACAGCTGATGATTATATTCTTTCTTTAGAATTTTCCATTTCTAATTTGCAATTGGCTTGGTATGAAGTTCCAGAAGTAGCAGTTCCCCGAGTTGTATTTAGAACTGCATATTTGACTACACAGACGGTCAATAGTTTTAATAGCAACTCGTATGTTACCAGCCCGACAGTTTTCGACAGTGTGAGTTGCAGTTTTATTCGTCAATCAAATCGTAATAAAATTTATAAAGATGATAACTTGTGTGAATACATTAGAGGTATTATTCGTGTAGAATTCACAATAAATGGTTTAGATGCGCCACTTCTTTATGCGATCGGTTCTTCTGATTCTCCTCCTTACCAAGATATTGCATTGAACTATGCTCATTCTCTCGAGGCTTTAGAAAAGAATTCTCTCATGAATAAACTTTTGTCGGAGACTGTAGCCTTTGGTGTTGGTTGTGCTTTCCGTGCAGAACAGAATAGCAAGTTGGCTATCAATATGCAAATTGATACTACTTTGACCGGAGTTAATAACGTATCTGAAGAACCTCTCGACGTATTTCTTTACACGCAGGGCTTCTTAGAAGCGTGAAAAAAATAAAAATGATAATTTATTTTAAAATTGATTAAAAAAAACATCTTAAAGAGATATTATATTGTTATAATAAGAATGACTGATTATAAGAATGGAAAAATATATTGTATCACCAGCGGAAATTTATATTATATAGGAAGCACAATTAATAGTTTAGAAGTAAGATTATCAGCACATAAACATAAATATAAATTATGGAAAAATGATAAACATCATTTCGTATCATCATTTAAAATAATTCAAGATTGTGAAAAAATAACAATAACAACTACTGAAATTAAAGGTAATAAAACTATTATCACATCAAGTTCAAAAGAACCTGAAATAATTTTATATGAAAATTATTCGTGTGAAAATAGAAAAGATTTAGAATTAAAAGAAGCAGAAATAATAAAAAAATATAAAACTGATTATGGAGATAAATGTGTAAATATACTCATTAATGATAAAACTAATCAAGAAATTAAAAATAAAAGAAGAGAGAAAGCATTAATTAATTCATCAAATTATTATGAAAATAATAAGGAAAAATGTTTAACTGAAATGAAGAAACGATATGAAAATAATAAAGAAGCAATTAGAGAACGAGTAGCAAACTATAGAGCAAACAATTTAGAAAAAATAAAAGAACGTCTTAGTGAAAAAATAAAATGTGAATGTGGAATTGAAATATTAAAGTGTAATTTAAACCGACATTTAAAAAGTAAAAATCATAATTAAAATAAATAAAATAATTATTTTAATTTATAGCAATAGTTTTTATAAAAGTATATTATATAGAATGGCTGAATATAGAACCCTTTTAATTGATCCCACGTCTACAACTCAAAACCGAACTGTTTGGAAAATCGATGCTGGGCTTCGAGTGCTGTCCAAAAAAATTCGTGTTATTAATTTTGGAATAAGC